CTGACGCTGCCTTACCTAAGATGTAGGCAGTTCTATCAGCCCCAATATGAACCTTTGAAATATCAAAGAATCTTGGATAATCATTATAAGCAAAAACTTGTGCTCCTGGTAAGATTATTCTTCCGAGTTCTTTAGACCACAACGTTGCAGTCTCTCGGGAGACAATCTCGTTCATGTGGTTCTTAAGATGCTTACAGTATTGAGCCCTTGTTTTGGCTTTATTGTCACATATACTACAACGATCAAACTTTACTTTACATCCTATACTTACGGCAACATTATCACCTTTTTCAAGTGCATCAACAATGTCTTTTCCTGATTCTGTATTAATACCAACAATTAACTCAACTCTTTGGGTTAATGGATTCCAGTGAGCGAATATAATTTCACCAAAACTTTTTTTAGGGTCTTTATTTACAAGAAATAAGAATGCATAATACTCAAATGTTTTATAACCATAATCATTAGAAGTTCCCATATCAGTTCTTAGAGATTTATTAGAAAGACCAGACTTTGGAAACCCATCACCATTCCTATTTGATCCCCATATCTCATGAGAACCAACAGTATTCATGACAACATAATACCGATCAGACTTACGCTTCATATTAAGAACAACCTTCATAATCTCCGGAGAGTATGTACCAGAAGCGGTTTTGTTCAGATGGTATAGATTATTAACCGGGATGATATGTTGCCCGGTTTCATCTATAGCGTCGTATTCGATGTATTTAATCATTTTATGTAAGTTGTGGTACTACTAACTTTTGTCCTATTGATTTAATAGGTTTCTTTTTTCCCTGATTAAGAATATCCAATAAAATCCTATTCTGATCTTTGAGGATAACATTCTTAGTTTCTTCTCTGAACATCTGATGTAGAGGGTGAATCTTGTCTGCTAATGCAACAGCCCCAAGTGTAGCAGCTGCTGCACCAATAGAAGTCTTAGGGTATTTTCCTATGAGTTTAAATGTTCCAGAAATACCTTTCCCGATGCCTTTCCATATAGATTCACTAACAGGTCCAGCTACCTTTTCAAAAGAATTAACAGACAATGGTATCATTGTAATCATCCAATTTAAACTGGTGTTTTTTCTAACTTTGGAATTGCGACAATACCTGATGCTGCAGACTCTGCTGCAGATTGAACTATACTTGGCCTTGACAAACCAGACTCTATTGCAGCTATATCCTGTACTAACTTATGATCAACACCACCAAATTCCATCATTTTATTTACCAAAGCTCCAGCAACAAGTGGGTTTGATGCAGCCTTGGGTGAGAATGTTTTAATTACATCAAAATAATCTTTAATTTGTTCGCTATCTTTTTCTTCAAGCTGAGGAACTTTTTTTGACATCATTTCAAATGATTTTTTAATAGCAATATTTGTTTTAATTGGATCATAAATTAATTCTTTTGCTGCAAGACCTGCGGCTCCAGCCAGACCGGCACCGACACCTATTACTCGTAAATTTTTACTCTTTAAAAAGTTTTCAGCAAATCCTGCATTTTTTTCAAAACTACCAGAGCTCTCTAAAGCTTTATATTCACTCTGAGTTATCTCGCCTTTTTTAAGTAATGAATCTGCGGCTTCTTTTACGGTTTTCATAATATATTTCCTATCGATATAAAGACGAGCTTGGTGAAGTAGTATTTTTTAAACTAGTATGCTTTCCACCTTCAAATTGATACTGATTTGGATTTTGCAATTTGAACTGATTATTTTGACGAAGCGGTGTTAACTTCAAACGATTCTGTTGTTCTTTTGCTTGACTTCCTATATCCATAGCAGTAAAACCGCCAATCAAAGCTGTTCCAGCCATAAATGCATTTTTTTCCATTTCTTTAAAAAATGATTTCCACATTATCTCATTCCTAATTTACGAACAGATATAAGATCTCTTTGTGATAATTCTTCAGGTTGAACATTTCCAGCTAACATTTGATTTCTTAAAAATGTAGTATAGTTCTGTCCAGATCTTGGAGCGTTAATTTGTTGAACACCCTTAAACGCTCCATATCCAGCACCAGCAAGAACACCACCTCTAACTCCAAAGCTTAACGCTTTTCTTCTAAATGGAGTTTTAGCTCCTTCAAGTATTTTATATCTTGGGAACATTCCCTTCCATAAAAGACCACCGGTTCCCTTAGCGCCTTTTACTGCAATATTTTTAACTGATTTAACAAACGCAGCTTTTTTATTTATGCCACCATATAACTCAGCAACTTCTTTTGTTTCATCAAAAGCTTTTATACTTGATTTATCAAGAGTTCTTAAAAGTCTTTTTGCTTCCTGTTTATCTATATCTCCACGAGCCTCTGCATTAAAAATATTTGCAACATCAGGTGTAAAATATCCAGTAGCTGCTCCAGCGGCTGCATTCGCCAAATACAATGGTAGGGATGTTTTTCTTTTAAATATTTTTGAAAAGGCACCAGTTACCGCTAACGCTGCTATACCATTCAATGCAGAATGCATCATTCTATCTTTAAAAGTAATATCTTTAATTTCACCATCTGGTTTTGCTGCAGGCCTGGCAATAGCGTGACTAGCGTCTACAATAGCATTGGACTTGATTTCACCAGCTTTTTCTTTTAAGCTGTCTATAACATCATCAAATGAAAATGATTCTTTTATCATTAGGATTTATTGCTATTCACAGTGCTATCAAATACAACTAGATACTTTTTAATATTTTCTTCCATTTCTGTAAAACCGGAAATCTTTATCATAGACATGCTGAACTTTTCAACTGGTTTTAATATTACAGAATTTTTATTTATCGTCTGAGATGATATTTTAGTAAATCCAGTCTTTACCATAAAATTACTATCAACAAGATCCTTGTGAATTATATCATAACACTTTGCGATCTTTAAAGCGTCGCCGCCTACATTTTCTTTAACATGCCTTGCAGCAAGTTTGGATATATCACCAAGAGACTCTCCATTAGCAACCAGTGTTTTAGCATCACTAGCCATCTTATTTAAAGACTCTTCAGCGCTCTTTACTTCGGCAGACTTCATAATACCAACACGATTTAAAAGATTGCGTATTGTTTGGCGGAATTCAACAACTTCATTTAATTCGCCAAGCTTTTCATTTTCGCTCTTTTCGCCTTTATCAACAGGCATAACAGCAATCTCTAGAGTCGACCTATAGTCGTCCGGAGGTGTATTATAATCTTTCATTGCTTCCTCGCTCTTTTTTGCGTTTGACGATATGTTGTTAAATTCAGCAATATCAAAAACAATATTTGAATTATCTACTTCTGGATCATGGAACAATGCTAAATAAACATTCTGATTAGCATGTTCACACACTCTCTTCAAGATCTCAAGATTTTCAATACTGCCATCTTGAACAAGAGATATCAATGAACTATTCATATCCTTCCCTAAGATAAGATAATCTTCTGATACCCTATGGGCTAAATCTTTTATTGTATCAATAATCTCTGACATTTTAGTATTTAAATCTAGAAGGGGCCCTATTTCTTATACTTCCAGGCTGTGATACAGCCCCATACGCCAATCCGCCAGCTCCAAGACCACCTACGATAAGACCGGTCCCAAGTAGTGATTTCCCAGCAGTTCTAAGCCTTTGGCCAAATGGAAGTTTCTTTTTAGCCATAAAAAGCTTACTTAAAACTTTTCCAACGGAAGCATTCTTTTCAAATTCTCCATAAAATGTGGTTAATTCATTTATGTCCATAAGCTATCCAAAACTGCGTTTCTTTTTAAAAAATATAACATTATCTAGTATCTTAAGCAAATAGTATTAGGTTTCGTTGTCTATAATTGTACAAGGAATTATATTGATATTGCATAGTTAAATTGAAAGGGTGGCTATTATGGGAAAAGAATATAATTTCCAAAAAGAACTTAAAGACTCGATCTTTAATTCTGACGCGGCAAAAATTGACAGAAACGAACTCCTTGAGGATATATTTAAGGCTTACGTTGCTAAGCTTTTTGAGTTTAACCTTGGTAGAAAAGGTGTAAATAGACTTGAGATTGGCGTAATGGTGGAGGTTAAGAAGAATCTTATCAATGAGTTTAGAAATACAGAACTTGGTGAATATCAAAAGTCTGTAGAATGGTATGAGGATCTTTTTGAGAAAACTGTACAGGAGATTTTTAATGATGCCGCAAAAGCTCACAAAGGATCTAATATGGTGAATGTTAATCAGACACTCCAGGTAAATCCAGAGGCTTACGTAAATGAGGGTGGATTGTTTATTCCTGAGCATATGAAGAAATAGATTTAAACCGCTTTATTAGACTGCTTGTTTTTCTGAACTATCCCAGTTCTTCTTGATGTAAGTTCATTTCTATATTCCACAGGAGACATGCCATTCATCTTCTCCTCTTTTGAGGATTGTATCATCTCTTGTTGTACAACTCGAGCTGGAACCGGTGGTGATTTGGTTGGGTTGAATAGATCTCTAGCTATTTTGGTAAAAGACCCTAACATTGCCTTTTTAACTCTTTCTGGAAGATCTTTGATATTTTTTGTCTCTGCTGCGAACTCTTTTGCAATTTTTGGGTGTTTTGCATACAAAAAGCGCATCTGTGCCTTTGATTTTAGCGGCATAATTATCTCCTAACAATTAGGGTACATGTCTCCAAGCATATCATTATCACTCTCTTCTCTACCAAACGACACTCCATGATCATGCTCATCTCCAGTCGGCATCCCACCACTAAGGTGTCTGGATAATTCACCTCTCAATATAGCACATGCAAGTCTTGAAAACATCCATGAATGAAAAGAATCATCCGGGACATTATGGTCATACTTTACCATTCTGGTCCGATCACTGTATTCAGAGTAAATGCCTGTATAATCTGATTGAAACTCCTTAAACTGCTCATACTTAAAAAAACGAACCTGAGTTCTTTTAATCTCCATTATAACATCTGTCATTACCCTGGTGCGATTCATTATATAGTGACCCTTCTCCTTATCCCACTTTATTTTCTGTCTAATGGTACCATGCTCATAAATTTCACCAAAGCGTTCAGCGCCAAGAGCTTTTACCATCATTGCGTTTGACGTTCTTCCATCACCAGTGTCAGCAATAGTTAAATGACAACCAAAGGCCCTAATTATCCTAATCATATCCTCAACCTGTCTGAGAGGCTCTGACATTCTTCCTGTGTACCTCTTTTTAAATACAGTAACGAACTTATCAACTATCCATGCCGCAATATCCAGGGTGCTATATGATGTTCCAGAAGCAGTATCACCCTTACCCCAGTCTATTCCGGCCGTAATTATACATCCGTTTAATCTTGGATTATTTTGAGCATCTTCTTCTTTTATCATTTCTTTGTCTTCACAGCACGCCTTAAGCTCAACAACGCTGATTGGGTGTCTAGCCGCGGCATAAGGAAGAGCTAGTACTTCATTAAAGTATTTCTCTGCAGAATATATTGTCCTGGTATTTATTACGTGTAACTTCCAAGCTCTTTCGTTCTTAATATTATTAATCCATGGTAAGATGATCTGTGGAAGTCTGTATCCATCAATCATTCCTTCAGAATTCATTTTTACCCACTGTCCATACTGATAAAAGATTGGCTTTCCACACTTATTACAGATAAGACAGACATCTCCAATATTATACTCGTTGATATAATTCCATTTCTTACAACCCATATTGTGGCATCTTATTAACCATTCATTTTGAGTTGATTGATCCCAATATTTCTCCATTGTATTTTCAACGGTTTTAGGAGTGCCGGCATACATTCTGCAGTTAAACAAATGCTCCGGAAGATTAGGAAACCTTTCTGTGAGCATTGTCCATTTTGCTATTGAGTGAGCCATGCACTGCTCAATAACCGGTATGTGGTCACTTATGATATCCTGAACCTCATCTATCATGCACATGTCTGCTGATATTCCACGAATAGCATCAGCTGTATGAAACGCAGATCTTAAATAGATCTTACTACCATTTCTAAACTCTTTGTATGAGACTTGATCCTTGGTCTTTGTATCAAAGTAGTGTTCCTTGACTATTTCAGACCCGTGTAATGCGTCATTCAGCTTATCTGAAGAGAATACTGAAACCTGATTACCTGTTGGCGCTACGTAAAGAGCATGATAATTTGAATATTTTACAGGGGGTAAAGCTAGCTTATAACCAAGCGTTGTTGATTTATGAGTTTGCCTAC